CATTCGTCTGGTACATGTTCGCAGAAGGAACATTCTTGTTCCTAGATGGCGGTACTTTGGATCTCGGAGTTATCCGCGATTCCACCCTTGTTGGAACCAACGACTACAAGATGTTCGTTGAAACCTTCGAAGGTGTTGCAAAGGTTGGCGTTGAAGGCCTAGTAGTAACATCAACCATCTCAGTGAACGGTGTAGCAGCAGCTCTCCGTGACACAACAGGTGGCGCAACCGCTGCGGCAATCGAATACTAAAATTCGGTAGCCTAAAGTAATTAAGTCAAAACCCGAGCAGACACTTAGAAAGAAACAGGAGAAAACTAGAAATGGCGTTTAGAGGAATCTATCCAGCACCAGATTTGGTTCATGCACCATGTGGACTTCTAAGTGTCGCTCGGGTTATGACTCATAACTCATCAGATTACGATGAGCGATGGGTTCGTGGATTTTCATACGAGTTTGATTCACAACCAGAAGTAGCACTATTTACAGTTAATGATGCAACAATTAGTTCTCCAACAGTTGGAACATCAAGTCTTCCGCAATTTAAAGATTATGAACCTTTCTTTATCCAAGTAACAGATACACGTTCTGCACTTGGTGTAACTGGAGAAGATCGCTTTAAGATTGCTGTTAAGCAGCTTGAGGCAGCAACACAGAAAGCACTCGAGACCGAGTTTTGGGAAGGGCAAGCAGCCTTAGCAGAGACAAATGGGAATGATTTTTTAAGAAAGTCTGGAGGAGCTTCTGTAGTTAATTCAGGAGCACTTGCTCCAGCTACAGCACTAATGCTTTTAGAAGAAGCACTCACTGATTCTCCTGCAGGTACAAATGGAGTTATCCATATGACCCGCGACGTCGCATCCATTCTTGGATCACGACTCATTTATTCATCAGCAGATGATGGAAAAACAGGAAAAGCAATGACACGCTTAGGAACTGAAGTAGTTATCGGTTCTGGTTACACAGGTAGTGGTCGCATTGGCGATTCAAATACCTCAGCATCTGCTTCAAATAAGTGGATGTATGCAACTGGAGCTCTAGACGTACACCTAAGCAAGCCTGAAGTTGTAAATGAAAATCTTGGACAAGGGTTCACAGCAACCACGAACACTAACACCGTTACGGTTAAAGCCGTTCGTGCAGCTGCGGTATACTTTGATCCAAGCATTTACTACACAGTACGACTAGCACTACCCACAACCTAGTAAGAAAAAACAAAGGAGAACACTGGAATGGCCACTCAGGACTATGCGGCTAGCGTCCAAGGTGTGGCGATCCGAGTCACGAGACTGGACGCCGCTGGCAATCTGCTCAATGGAGCAGGAGACAGCTACACCACCTCGGCGTTCCTTCGCACATCTTTCACCCCAGAATATGAAGAGGGTGACGAAATTGTTGAGAAGTCAGCAGACGGTACTGTATGCGTGTCATACAAAGCCCCTGACACACTCAAGCGCATCACAATGGAACTCGCAATTTGCGAACCAGATACAGAGCTTTCACAACTAATCTCTGGCGGTTTGTTGCTTCGTAAGAACTTCGGTTCTTTTGCATCACCACAGAATAAGTCAGTCGGTTGGGCCGCACCTTCCGTCGGCGATGACCCTTCAGGCAATGGAATTGCTCTTGAAGTATGGTCATTTGCTGTCGCAGATGGTCGCCGTGCTGCAACCAACCCATACTTCCACTGGGTATTCCCATACGCAAAGCTTCGCCAAAGCGGAGACCGCGTAATTGAAAACGGAATGCTTGCAACAACATTCGAAGGTTATGGACTTGGAAACGTTAGCTTCGGTTCAGGTCTAGATGGCCGCTGGGAATATCCAGTTGCTTCAGAGCGTTCATACTCTTATGCTCGCACTACATGGGCTCCATCAGGTCTTAAAGGCTTCTACCGCTGGTTTGATGACTCTACAAAGACCATTACAAACAAGGCATTGACTTCAAACGTTGCAACCCTTACAACAGGTTCAGCACACGGCTTTGAAGTTGGTCAGAGCGTAACAGTGAGCACAGTTGATTCAACATTCAACGGTACTTACACAATTACAGCAGTTCCAACTACAACAACCTTCCGCTATACAAAGACTGCAGCAGATGTTGCATCTACAGCAGTTAGCCCAGCAGGTTCAGTAATTCGTACTCGTGGATACCTTGCAGTGACAGATTTTGCCTCACAAGGGTCAACATCTTCATACAACGTTCCAGGTAACGAGGATTACAACCAAGATCTACCAGTTGACTTCATTATTGCGTCAACCGAGGATCCAACCGCTTAATTCAAAAAGAAAGGCGGGCATTAAGCCGATGGTTTTTAAACTACGGTTTGTGCCCGCCTTCTTACTTAGAGACGAGGTGAGAGTGTGAGTAATCTTTGGGTAACACCAGAAGAACTTGGTGCATATACTAATTCTGACTATGCTTACGAAGCTTGTAAATCAGCCTCTTATCTTCTTTGGGGAATGTCTGGTCGCAAATATAGCGGCATAACAACTGTAACAGAGCGCTATGTATCTTCATACGACCCATATCTTCGTTCAGGTGGGTCTAGTCTTACCTATAACCCAATTTTAATACAAGGAAATGTTGTAAATATGCCCTCTGGTGGTAGATACGCAGAGGATGATTTTCAAGGTGATGGTACATCTTCAAATTCTCGTGTTCGACTTCGTGGTCGCAAGGTAGTTAAAATACATACTCTCCGTGATCTTGATGGAAATATAATTGATTCAGATAAATATTATTTATCCGACCATTCAACAATTTTTGGAGTTCCTGGATCAGGCTGGTCTCCTTCCCAAGTAGAGGTTACTTACACATACGGAACACCTCCTCCTACAGCAGGTCGTGCTGCTGCTCGTGTGCTTGCTACAGAACTTGTAAAGCTTTATGAAGATGATGACACTTGCGCCCTTCCACAAAGAGTTACATCTGTTGCCCGTCAAGGTGTTTCATATACAGTTTTAGATAATCAAGACTTTATTGATGAACTTAAAACAGGTCTTTATGCTATTGATCTTTTCTTAAAAACTGCTAACCCAGATAAGGCTCGTGCTCGTGCTCGTGTATTTAGTCCAGACCAGCCTCGTGCTCGTCGTATTACAGGGGCATCTCCTCTTCACCCATTAAGCGCATTTGATTTATATGCAACAGCGGATGGAGCTTCTAATATCTATTATTTCTCAGAGATTAATGCAGATTTTCTTGATGAAAGCAATGCTTGGACTATTCAAATAGATTTCTCTGATATTAATAGCAACACCACATCAACTATCACTAATGCTGCCGTTATCGATAGAGTAGAGAATACAATAAGAGTGAGCGCAACCTATAAGCAGGTATTAGATGCAATAGGCCCTCGTGACCCGGGTATTCTAGATATGTACGCTGTTCGTCCAAGTCTTGCAAACGCAGCTGTCTCCGAGATTGTTCCGTTAATTTCTAGTAACATTGTCATGCAGCTAGGCGAACGAACAATTCCAATCTATACCGTATAACTAAAGAAACTAAAAGACAAGAGGACATATGGGACTAAATGTAAACCCAGCTACAGTATCCGAGGATGCTAAGAATTTAGCTACTCTTATGCAAAATGTCCTCAACGCTGTAATTGATACATATACTTCTTACACAATGCCTTTGCCTGGTCGCAGGTATTGGACATTAGGTTCTCCCTCTGTTGACTGCGAGCAAGTAGTTGTTTCTATGATACAGATGTATATTGGAAGTCCTGGAGATGAAGCTACTTCTCCAAGAAGATGTAATGACCCACGTTCAGTTACATTGTTAGTTCAAGTTTCTCGTGAAGTTCCTACAGTAGGAACAAATGGCAGATCACCATCTTCAGATTCAATTCAAGATGGAGCAGAGATTTCTGCATATGACGCATGGATTCTGTTGGATAGCTCAAGACTGTTGGACCGATGGGATCCAGCTAATTTCGGTCTTGGTGTTATTGCAACAGTAGAAACCAACGCTCCTGAGGGTGGGTTTCAAACAGTAAGTATGACTATAACTATGGCGGTCCCATAATGGTTAGAGTCAAATTTTACGAAAGTAAATTAGATAAGCTACTTAACTCTACAGATGGAGAAGTAGGTAGATACTTATCTAAAGTAGGAGATGATGTAAGAACAATTGCTCGAACAAGAGTGGGTGTTCGTACTAATCTTTTGCGATCAACAATACATAAAAGACACTTTAGAGATCCTAGAGGTCAGTATGTATTAATTGGAAATGACGCTTCATACGCATACTATCACCACGAAGGTACAAGGCCAAGAACTATTGAAGCTACTAGCGCTAAAGTTCTTAGATTTGTTTCAAGAGGTAGAGTTGTTTTTGCCCATCAAGTACTGCATAGAGGCAATAGACCTAATAGATATCTATTAGATGCTTTAAAAGACGTTATATAATTAACCTAAAGACAGAAAAGGAAAACAGATGACAACACGATTCAAAGATTTTGGATCAGGGTCGGTCTCAAATTCTGAGCCAATCCTATTCAAACTTCACGGTGAAGACTTCACATGCTATCCAGCCCTACAAGGAAAAGTTCTATTAGAGATGGCTTCCATGTCTAATTCAAATGATCCAAGTGGAGCAGCAAAAGTAATGTATGAATTCTTTAAGAAATGCATGCATGAAGAAAGCTATACAAGATTTACCAACCTTTTGGAAAATCCAGAAACAATTGTAACGGTAGAGACCCTAGGAGAAATTGCTGGTTGGTTAACCGAGCAATATGCGGGCCGTCCTCAACCGGGGCCAGAGCTATCAGCGAGTGGGCAGTAGATATCTGGCCGTATGTAAATGGAAAAGCTTTGACTCAAGGAATTAGATTGGAGGAGATGGATATGCCAGACATGTTAGACGTTCTGCACTACTACATGGAAGAAGACTATAACGTCTCCACCCAAGAACAAATAGATTCTAGATCTAATGTGAGAAAAGCTATCTATAGATTGATGTATAGCAAAGAGTATAAGTTCCCTGATTCAAAAAACAATGCTCAAGTTACTGCTAGTGGATTACCAGTAAACGATTTTGCTATTCCAGTAGACCCTACAGCAGGACCTACGAAGTCTTATGTCCCACCAACAGACTTCAACCCTGATTCACAAAATCCATTCGGAGATGTGTTAGACGCCCCATTGGGTTAACAACACTAGACATTTAGGAGGTGACGGTATATGGCAATAGTTGGTAGTGCTGAGATTGTTGTCCGTGCCGTCACCCGAAATGTTAAAGATGACATCAAAAAAGGCCTTTCTGGTCTTGATGGTATTGGAAATGATGCTGGTGGAAGTGTAGGAGATAGTTTTTCAAAAGGTTTTGCAAGAGGCTTCGGTAGAAATGCTGCAGATCTTTTAGATGTAGGTCCTATGCTTGCATCAGCAAATGCTGCTAGAGAACAGTTCGCTAATCTACAGAGAGCATCTTTTGTACTTGGCGCAGCGCTAGTAGCTGTAGGAGGTGCAATAGGTGCTTTAGTTGGTGGAATAGGTATTTTGGCAGCCACAGCAGTTGCTGCTTCTCCAACCTTGCTAGGTTTAGTAGGTATCTTTGCATCTATAGCGGTATCTGCTGCAATGCTAAGAGGAATATTTAGTGGAGTTGGCGAGGCAATAAAAAATCAAACAAAAGGTTTAAGTGCTGCAACAGAGGAAATAGATAGAAAAGCGCAAGCAGATCTTAGATTAGAAGATGCAGAGTATGCTTTAGATCAGTTAATTAAACAGCAAGCAAGAGATTTAGCTGATCTAGAAGAAAGATATAGAGACGCTACCGACGCTCAAACAGATGCTGCAATAGCTGTAGAGCGTTCAGAGCGTACATATCAAAATGCAGTTAAGGGTACAGAAAAAGCTTTACAAGAAGTAACTGAAGCTCGTGAAGATGCTAAAGAGGCTATTCAGCAACTTCGCTTTGAGCTTGAAGGTGGAGTCATTTCTGAAAAGAAAGCACGCCTTGAATTTGAAAAAGCTCGTGACTCTCTACAACGTGTTCAAGATCTTCCACCTAACTCCCGTGCTCGCCGCGAAGCTGAGCTTGCCTTTGCTGAAGCAGACTTAAATCTTCGTCGTGCTATTGATAAAAATGGCGATCTTCGTAAAGCAACAGCTAAAGCAAATCGTGAAGGTATTGATGGAAATTCTAAAGTTGTTAAGGCTCAAGAAAATGTTCAAAGATCAATTCAAAGTCAAATGGATGCAGAAATTGATGCAGCTAGGGCAGTTAGAAGTTACAACGAAGCTGTAGAGAATAAAGTTGCTTTAGAGAATGAATTAAAAAAAGGATCTGCATTTTACGAAAAACAGAGAAGAGACCTTGAGCTAGCAGAACGTGCTGTAACCCAAGCTTTGAAGGAACAAGCCGATGCAGCCAAAGCTTTAAATACTGCATTAAAAGAAGATCCATACGATAAATTAACGCCATCTGCAAAAGATTTTGTTGATTATATAGTTTCTCTTCAAACAAGACTAGAAGCTTTAAAAAAGATTCTTCAAGAAAACTTTTTTAGTAAATTCACACCTGCAGTAAAAGAGCTTGTAGAGATATATCTTCCAATTATGGAAGAGCTTCTTCCAAAAATTGCAACCTCTTTAGGTATTGTTGCAGAAAAGTTTGCAAAAGTTTTTGGTGACCCAAAAGTTGTTGAAGCAATAACAACATTATTTAAAGAGATGGCTCCTACTATAGAAGCTTTAGGAGGTATTGTTGCCAATTTAGCTGGAGCATTTACTATACTTCTTGGAGCTTTTTCTCCTTTCCTCACCAAATGGCTTCAATATGTTGAAAAACTTACTGAGGGTTGGCTTGAGACAATAAAAGTTAAAGAAGAAACAGGAGAACTTGAAAAAGCTTTTTCAACTGCAGCTGCAGTTATGGAGTCTTTATGGAGATCTATAGGAAATCTTTTGGGGACAATAGGTAATATTGTAAAAGCAACGTTTAGTGAAGGTGGCGGAGGTTGGTACTTCCTTAGCTGGCTTGAGCAAGTAACTGAGAAGTGGGAGCAGTTTACTAAAAAGGGTGCTGCTGATGGTTCCCTTGATAAATATATTCTTGGACTAAGTGTAAGTTTTACTTTACTTCTTGAGTCACTTGGTTTAATTCTTAAAGGATTTTTAGATATCGCTGCAAGTGAAGGTTTTGCTAACTTTATGACTAAAGTAAATGAATCTATAAGAATCTTTAATCAAATTGGTTTAGATATTGCCAACACAGCGCTTCCTGCAGTTGGAGATTTTATAGTTGCATTTTCAAAATTAACTGCACTTTTCTTTGATGCCGAGTCTGTTGCAATATTCTTTAAAACTTTGGCTATAGCAATAAATGCAATAGTTACTTTACTAGATAATGATGTTGCAAAAGCTATTATATCTGGAATAGGAGCTTTTGTTGCCTTCGGTCTAGCTGTAGGAAGTCTTCAAAAAATATTTACATTCTTTGGAAAAGTATTGGTTGGAGCTATGGCAAATATGGTTAGATTATATTCAGTCATTATGCCAGCTGGAAGTGCATCTGCTGCCACCCTTCGTGCTGCAATGACAGGTCTTGCAGCTGGAAATATAGCTGCAGCAGCTCCTATTCTTATAGTTGTAGCAGCAATTGTTGCTTTAGTAGCAATATTTAAACTTGCTTGGGATAATAGTGAAAAATTTAGAAATGCTGTTAAAGAGCTAGCAAACGTATTAGGTAAAACTTTAAAAGAAGGTTTTGATACGATTAAAAGAGCTATCTCTGAAGCAACAACTTCAACTGAAGGATTGAGAAATGGATTTAAGGCATTTGGAGATTTTCTTGCACAATATGTTGTTCCAATTATTCAATTCCTTCTAGTTACCGCTATTGACGTCGTTGTTACTGCTATCTCTATGGCAATTAAGATTGTTGGAGCATTCTTTGCAGCTTTTTATGATCCTATGAAATCAGTAAAACTAGTAGTATCTGCTTTTGTTGATGCCATAAAACTTGTGTTTAAGAACTTTATTGATTTTATTAGAATGTTAAATGTTTTTAGACCTCTAGAAGATGGTCTAAAAAATACAATAAATGCTATGATTAGAATGTGGAACAATTTTAAACTAGAACTTAGAATTCCTACTAACTCGGTTACAAAATTTTTAGGAATCTCTGGAGCTGGATTTACTATTGAAACTCCTAATATTGATTACTTAGCTAAAGGTGGAATTGTCTCTCCAAATAATGGTGGAACACTAGCTATGATTGCAGAGGCTGGTCGTCCAGAACGTGTAGAACCTCTTGACCCAGACGGTCTTTCAAAGCGTGATAAAGCAATGATTGAACTCTTAGCTGGAGACTCAAAGGGAATTCAAATTACAGTTAACCCTTCTCCAGGAATGGATGAGCGTGAGCTTGCAAACTTAGTGTCCCGTCAACTTGCTTTCCAACTTCGTAGAGGTGCTGCATAATGGCTGAAGTATTTAATCAAAGAGAAGAAAACAACACAGTAGATCGTGGGTTAATTCCGCTTCAACAGCCGCACCTAACTGGAATGAAGTTACAAGGCGACATTGCTTTGGGAGAATTCTTATTTAACACAATTGATGAATATGGAGTTGTTTGGGTAGTTACAGATATTGAAGGCTGGTGGCAACACCCAGAACCAGATATGCCAGATATTCCCCGTGGCTTTGGTGACGGTTCTTATGATATTAAAGGCAGATATCAAGCAAGAATTATTAACTTACAGGGAACTTTTTTAACCCCTGATCCTTCTTTAGTAGAAGCAGCTCGTGACCGTCTTATTTCTGCTACAAATCTTGTATACAGAGGCGCATGGCTAAAGACAGGTATTGAATCTGATAATAAGCGCTCATCTTTTGTAAGGCTTAGCGGTGCACCAAATATTCAAACTGTTACAGCCAGAGGTAGAACTAATTTTTCAATTGGATTAAAGGCAGCAGACCCAATTAAGTATGCATGGAATGATTCCGATCCTGACGGATATGAAAGAGTTGAAATTCCAGCTACGAATAGAACCACAGGAGCAACTGGGTTACAGAACGTTATCAATATTGGTAACGTTGATGTACCTATTAATTTTGAAGTTTCTGGACCTATTACGGGACCAGCTCGTGTATATAACAGGACTACAGACAAACTTCTTTATATTGTATCTAACCTTAGAGGACGTCTAACTTCTTCAATTGTAAACAAGCAATTAGATTTTAATGAAGACACTTTAGAAGATGTAGTTACTTTAACAACTACCTCAGCACACGGTCTTCTACAAGGAGATACAGTCGAGATAAGCGGTCTTTCAGAAGCAGATCTTAATGGAGACTTTTTTATAACTGAAGTACCTACATCTACAACATTTAGATATAGCCTATTTCCACTGAACAGAGCTATAACAAAATCAGTTGTTGCAAAGAAACTAGTAGGTAACGTAGCCACCGTTTACACAAAGGAAGCTCATGGGTTTGTTGGCGGTAATACTGTTTTTCTAAAAGACATCGACTCTGTCTTCAGTGGTAACTACACTATTACTGCTGCGCCAACTCCTACAACTTTTACTTTTTCAAAAGATAGAAGTACTGCAAGAACTGTTATAGGAGCTATATTAGTTTCTAACACGGCTACATTAACTACTAGCGAAGCTCACGGGTATGTTGAAGGTGAAGATGTAACTGTTGCAGGTCTAGATCAAAACTACAATGGAACATACACAATCACTTCTGTTCCATCTGTGACAACTTTTAGCTACAGTAAGACAAGAACAGATGCAAGAGGCGTGACTTCTAGATCTCTTACCAATGATGTTGCAACAATCACTATGAGCGGAACTCATGGTTTTGTTCAAAATGAAGTAGTTGCAGTCTCTGGTATGGAAAGAACAGCAAATCAAATTGCACTTGACTTCGACAATCCATTTAATGGGACATTTGTTATTAAGAGCATACCTTCTACCTCTTCATTTACTTACGATGTCCCTAGACTCTATAGCTCTACAATAACAACAACTTCACGATCTTCAGGTGTTGCATCTATTACTGTTGCAGAGAGCATTCAAGCAACCGTTGGAGACATTATAGTTATTGAAGATTTAGCAAATACTTCCTACAATGGAACATTTACTGTAACAGCGGTTCTGAGTAACACTACCTATGTGTTTACATCTGCTGGTACTAATGAAGCACCTATTGCTGTATCTACAGGAAAAGTAAGTTTAGTTTCTATAAGACCTTTTTCTGGAACTGTAGCTGCTGGAAACTTTGACCTTGTTTTTGGAGGTACTCATAACTTTATTGTTGGAGAGTCAGTGACTGTTTCTGGCTTAGGATCCAATTACAATGGGACATATACAGTATTAGATACTCCACAATATAATGTTATTCGTCTAAATGGCGTAGGAAAGCCAGCTATAGATACAAACATTTTAACCCCTCCTATCTCTTTAAAAGCTAGAACTGGATCAACTGTAACTATAACTACATCGGTTGCACATAATTTAGTTAACGGACAATATGTAAGAGTTGTTGGTTTAGAGACCGTTTTAAACGGCACATGGGTAGCTACTGTAACGGGTACAACCACATTTACATATACAACTCCAAGCTCTGGAACTATTGCCTCGGCAGCCCCAAGTGGTACAGGTACAGCATACATTTTAGGTTCGTCTGTTACACGTTCAAGATCTATATCTAATACTGCAGATACTGGTGAAGCTAGAGTAAGCGGAGGTCTACCATTTGCAGCATATGGTTCTGGAACTGCAACAATTAATGGAAATATAGTAAATTCCGATGGAAGTGAGTTAGAGGCATCTGGAATTGCTGTAAAGAAAAACAATATATCTTTCACTCCAGGAGTTACTGGTGCATTAGTAGACTTTGGCCCAGATATTCTAGAGATTGATACACTAACTAGAGATGTTGCTCTAAACGGTAATTACGAAGGTGCTAGAGCAAAACTTGATGTTCTTACTGAATTCTTTTTTCTACAACCTGGTACAAATGAGATAGAGTTTGCAGATGATAAAAACTCTGTAAGTACTGGACTACTAAAGGTATTTTATAGGTCTGGCTGGCTAGGATAAAAAAGGATAAAAATGACACTAATTGACACGACACTAACGAATGTTGACTATAGATATTTTCTTACAGACTTAGTCTCTAATGAAGTTTTAGCTGAAGTCCCTTTTTCTGGTGTTTCGTATGAGAGACAGCTTCGTAAGGCTGGTGCTTTTAGCGGAACTATCCCAGTTATAGCTGCGACTAATAAGTTAAATTTATATGAGTCAACGATGCCAGGCCGAACTGGTTTGTATGTTATGCGTAACGATGTCTGCGTATGGGGAGGCATTGTTTGGGCTAGAAAATATGATGAATCTAGCAAGAGCCTAACAGTTGATGCTTCAGAGTTTATAAGCTATTTCTACCATAGACATATTTGGCAGACTTTAGTATATGGATCTGAATTTATCGGAGTATCGTCTTTTTCTGTCTCTAATGGTGTAGCCATAATTGTTACTGAAGAAGCTCATGGATTTAAACAAGACGACTTTGTAAAAGTAACGTTTACTAACCCCTCAGTAGACGGTACTCATAAAATTATTGCAGTGACAAGTCCTACAAGTTTTAGCTATATTGTTGCAGCTCCTAACGTTGGGTCAACTTCTATAACTAGTGGCGCTGCAAGAAAGCTTATAGATACATACGACTTTGTAAGAGATCTTGTTTTTCAAGTTGCCACAGACATTTCTGTAACAACAGATGCTCGCCCAGGATTCTTTGCTAACGATGTTATAGAGCCAGGTAAAACTTTAGAACTTTCAGTTATATCCAAAAAAAGAGATGAAGGATTAGTCACTATAAAGACCCTAGAGGACCACGAATTAGTCCCAGGACAAGAATTTGAATTAGTTGAAGTCGATTCTACATTTAATGGGTACCACACAGTTACTCAAGTTCCTGACAGTAAAACCGTAGTTTTTGAAGATAGAGGTGCAAATATACCTTTAACTACCTTGCCAGGTATGAGAACTTTTTTTGTAACAAATAAATCTCTCACCAGCAATGTGGCAACAGTAACTACACACATCCCACACGGTGTTGGAGCTGGTCAAAGTATTACATTATCTGGAGTTGATTCTTTCTTTAACGAACGTTTAGACGAAAACTTTGATGGAACTTACATCGTTACAGCTGCAACATCTAATACTTTAAGTTACACAAAAGAGAATGTAAGAAACATCCCGTCTGCCGCTGTTTCTGGTGGAACTGCAAGTGTTGGAAGTAAATTAGTTTATGGGACATATGGTCCATACTCTTCAAACTCAGATTTAGGTATCGAAATTGGAACTAATGAGACAAGTAATCTTTATCAGGACACTCAATACCTAAGAGGTTATGAGCTAAAAAGCGTTGGAGAAATTTTAGAAGAGTATTCTAACGATCTTAATGGTTTTGAGTATCGTATTGACTGTGATTATGATTTAACTACTGCATCTTTTACTAGAACTCTTACTCTACTTAATATTGAAAACCCTAAACCTTTAGAAGACACTTCAGCAAATCCTACAGATGCGGAAAGACTTGGCTATAATCAAGTTGTATTTGAGTATCCAGGAAGTATCTCTACTTTTAGCGTTGAAGAAAGCGCGGAAGACGCAGCAACTCGTTTCTTTGTTGAAGGAAATATTTCAGATTTATCTGATGCTGCAAGTCAGCCTTATGCTGTAGCTGCAGACATATCTTTGCTTAATAATCCTTTTGGAAAAAGTTGGCCTTTACTAGATCAAGTTGAAGTAGTTAATAACACTGGTGATGAAGATGTTTTGTATGAATATGCTAAAGAGTATTTATATGAATCAAAACCTCCTATGGGAGAGTTTAGTTTGACAGTAAACGGTTCTCTTACCCCTGTTATTGGAAGCTACGCACCAGGCGATTGGTGCTCACTTATTATTGATGATCCCTTTGTTTTAGCTCGTCTTGCAGATGATCAAGAACCAAGAGATGACATTATTGTTAGAAAAATTGCATCATACAAAGTTGCAGTTCCAGACAATCCTGCTTTTCCAGAAACTGTAAACTTAGAATTAATTACTGACTGGAAAGTAGATATGGCTGGAGAAGAAGCTGGCCTTAGCAGAAATATACAAGGAGACTAAAATGACATTAAAAACATTAGATGAATTTAATACACCTCAGGAATACTTTGACTATTTAAATCAAGTTCAAGCAGAGAAAAACGCTCAGGCGGAAGCAGAGATGTTGGCTAGAGAGGAGAACCAGTAATGGCCACTCGTCGCAGATCCCGTAGAAAAACTATCTCTGGAAATCTTACAGATATCCAAAAGAGAATTAGATATTTAGAAACTAGACCATCCGCTGGTCGCCTTGCTTCTAAAGCTGTAGCAACAAAAAACCTTGCCCTTAGAGCGGTTGAAGAAGATGCCGTTGCGGATAATGCAATTGTTAGACGATCTATCGCTTCTGCTGCAGTAGGAACTGCTGAAATAGAGTCTGACTCTATTACAAACGATTTAATTGCATCAAATGCTGTAAACACAGACTCTATCGCTCCTAGCGCTGTAACAAGCGATGAACTTGCAACTGATTCAGTTACCTCTGATAAAATTGCTACAGGAGCTGTTGGAACAAGCGAGTTAGGAACTGACTCTGTAACAAATGACAAACTTGCCACTAACTCTGTCAATGCTGATTCTATAGCTGCAGGATCTGTTGGAGAGACAGAGCTAGCAGATAATGCTGTTACAACTAATAAAATTGCAAACGATTCAGTTACCGATGCTAAAATTGACGGCATCTCTGGGTCAAAGATTATTGGTGGAATTGATGGAGCTTTAATTGTTGCTAATTCAATCACTGGCGGAAAACTAGCAAACGACACAATTACAGCTACTCAGTTAGCAACAGGTTCTGTAACAGATGATGCACTTGCTACTGCATCTGTAGGTTACGACGAGTTAAAAAAATATAACATCTATTCTGACAATATTGTTGGGAACACAATTATTGGAAGAGCTGGAACTCATCCAGCTGGCGGCACACCTCATCTTCAAAACTTTACTATTGGATCAGACGATATTTTTACTGGTGCAATAACTACCGCTAAAATAAGTCTTGGAGCCGTTACAGGAGGTAGAATAGCTGACTCAACTATTTCAGATTCTAAGCTTCTTAGTGGTATAAGTCCAAGTAAAATTACTGGTCTATCTAATGTTTTAACAACATGTACTGTTAGTGGTACTGGTATTAGTAGAAATTTTAGTACTAGTGGTAGCTTTAGATCTTTAGACATCACAATCAGTGCGGGAACTGGCTCTAACCAGCTTGCTATTGGAAATCATACCCACGCAACTGGTGCAGTTGGAGCGCATACACATAACGCAAGTTTGTCTATGAACAGTATGCTTATTAGCGGTGGAGCTCACGGACATACTGGACAAAATGGATCCCACTCTCACGGTGTTACTCCTGTAGGTATCGTAAGTGTTGGTGGAGTTGTTACATCTACTTTAAAATTAAAACAAGATATTTCAGATTTTGCAATTCAAGACCCAAAAAATATTTTAAATCTTAAAATGAAAAGATATAAATATAAAAACTCCGTAAGAGGTATTCAAAATAGATATAACCGTGAGTGGATGTATGGATATATTGCTGAAGAAGTCCAAGACACTGGTGTAGAACAGATTCTTGCTTATGATAAAAATGGTGACCCAGACGGTATTGACTACGGATTACTTTCCGTGTTAGTTCTTGAACTAGTCAAAGTACAGCAAACTGAGATAGACTCTCTTAAAGAAGAGATTCAGAGACTGAAGGAAGTAATATGATAGAATATATTGCAGAATACAATAATGAAGATCGTCCTTACATATGTAAAAAATTTGTAGCATCTTCTTCTGAAGAAGTCCACACTGCTATAAATATTAATAGTACTCAAGAAAGAGACGCTCTTTCTGCAGAACTTATTTATACTCATATGGATAACGTTATTAAATATATAACAAAAACTTCAGAAACAATACAAATGATTCAGTTAAATGAAAATACTGGATTCGAGCCTTGGCCTTTAAAAGGATGGGCCGAAATTGAATGGGCCAAAGAAGAATGTATTTTGTGGTGGCAATATATCTATTTCAAAGATAATCCTACAAGAGCTTCTGACATAGCTATACCAGTAGATGAAGAATCTATAGTGCATACACATGAAGGCGATGAAGATCATACTCACGATCCCGAGACAGGGGCAGAGGTCCCAAATGCATGAAGTTAAAGATGGATCACGAACGCTACAGTTTAATGGACGCCTTTTAGGAGAATCTTCTTCTTTTAGACGTGGCTCGACACGCTGGATTGAGTTCAAACTTTACAAAACTGAAAATGGGTCGTATATTCTTTCTAGAATTGGAGTATCAATAGTTTTTCACTCTCCAACCTGTTCTCTTGTTAAACGATATGGATTAAAAGAGGGTTCAGTAGATGAGCTTAGAGATGTATCTCTCCCCTGTGAAGAGTGCAATCCTTCATATGACATGCCTATTGTCTTCCCTGAAACAGATCGAAACTGGGCCCAAGTAAGCGAAGAACCAGAACCAGTACTAGATGCACTTTACAAATACGACTCTGGTGGTGCAAGATACCTTACTAACGTTGCACAAAGGTTACTTGAGAGAGCAGCCCTGAATGATGAAAAGATAGATTCTATTTATAGAATTGAGATGATCCCTTAAGAAGTTAGGAACAAATGAGCGACAACCAAGTGACGAACGGACTGGGAGATGTAAAGCTACACCTTGTAGATTCTGCAGAAAAGGCGCAGCAATTCATTTCATGGCTAAGTCAGAAAAGACCGCACAACGCAATTGCAATCGATACTGAAACAGGTGAATTGCCTGGCGGTAAAAGAGAGCATGCATTGTCTCCTTGGCATGGAAAATTACGCCTTGTTCAAGTAGGAGATGGTATGACTGGCTGGTCTATTCCTTGGGATGAATGGGGCGGTGTTTTCTACGAGGCAATGAGTAAATTTGATGGACCTATTGTTTGTCACAACATTGCATTCGAAGCTCGTTGGTTTGATATTCAATCTAAATGGAAAATTCCTTGGGAGCGTGCACATGACACGATGATTATGGCTCACATTATTAATCCTTTAGGTTCTGGCGCATTGAAGCCTCTCTCTGCTCTGTATGTAGATGGCAAAGCTGTTGCAATGCAAGAAAGCCTTGATCAAGGACTTATTGAGAATGGTTGGACTTGGGGAACTGTCCCAACCAACTACGAGCCTTACTGGATTTACGGTGCATTAGATACAGTTTTGACAATGCGTCTGTGGGAACAGTTTTATCAAAAGTGTGGTCCTCAAGGTCCATACAACCGTGCTTACGAGTTAGAGATGGCTACACGCAAGATTGTTACTCGCATGGAGCTCAATGGTGCTCGCATTGACCTTGACTACTCTAAAAAGAAATTTGATGAACTTATTCAATACTCAGACTCTGTAAAGAGTTGGGCTGCAAGTACCTATAGCGGGGTAAGCATCACAAGCAATATTCAACTTGTTCGTTTACTAGAAAGTCTTGGCGCAGACATTACAGAAACTACCCCTTCTGGAGCTAAGTCTGCTAGCAAAGACCAGCTACAGCTTTTAATGATTAATGGAAATAATGATGTTAAAAACCTTGCAGAAAATGTTCTTAAGCAACGAAAGGCTGACAAGTTAGCCAATACTTACTTCTCTAATTTTATGGAAAAGTCCATTGACGGAATAGTTCACCCTTCTGTAAAAACATTAGGCGCTCGTACATCTCGTATGTCTATTACAGATCCAGCCCTACAAACTCTTCCTAAAGGAGATGACACTGTTCGCACAGCTTTTATTCCTAGGGAAGAAGGAAATGTAATTATTACTTCTGACTTAGATCAGGTTGAGTTCCGTATGTTTGCATCCTTATCTGAAGATGAAAATCTTATTTCTCTATTCCACAAAGCAGATGCAACTGCCTCTGATCCCTTCACCGAGATTGGTCGTCAGGTTTACCAAGAACCAGATATGCAAAAATCCGACAAGCGTCGTAATCTAATCAAGGGCGTTGTTTACGGACGACTCTACGGTGCAGGGGTTGCTAAGCAAGCTCTCACTGCTGGAGTTCCAGAGGCTCAAATGCGTTCTGTCTCCGACTCTTTTGATGCTAACTATCCTGGTATGTCAATCTTTCAAAGACAAATTGATAATATTGGGCAAACTAGACTCCGTAATGAAGGTCAAGGATATGTCCACACATGGACTGGTCGTCGAATTCCTTGTGATGAAGATCGGACTTACACTCTTGTTAACTATTTAATTCAAGGTGGAGCAGCAGAAGTTTTTAAATCTAATCTTGTAAAACTTGATCAAGCAGATTTAACAGATCATCTTATTGTTCCAGTACATGATGAAATTGTTCTTGAAGCTCCACGCAAAGATGCTGAAGAGATTAAGCATCTAGTTCGTCAATGTATGACTACAACTGAAGGATGGGCAGTCCCATTAACAGCAGATGTTGATGGTCCACTAGAGAACTGGGGGCAGAAGTACCGATGAAACATGTTCTAGCAGTTGATCCAGGCAAAGCAAGTGGAATTATTTTTATGTCTCTAGCTGGACCTGAAGAAACTCCAACAATTATCTATGCTAGTGAATCTCAGCCTGAAGAGTATGGTGTTGCTTTGAGTACATTTTTAAATGGTTGGAACCTTCACAAAGACTTTACTGTTGTATGTGAAAGATTTACTATTAATGCTCAAACAGTCCGCAACTCTCAGGCTCCATATAGCCTTGAGCAGATAGGAGTTCTAAAACATATCTGTAGGGAGCATGGGTATGACCCAGAAAAGATCTCTATGCAGTCTCCAGCTGATGCCAAGGCTATGTTCCCAAATGAAGCCCTTAGAAAAATAGGGACTTGGCACGTTGGTGGGGAGGGGCACGCAAATGATGCAATACGACACGCCTTACTTAGGCTTGTTAAAACTGGCTGGAAACCAAGAGTTCTGCTAGAGTAATATGCGGTAAGATAAACATATTAAAAAAAGTTTTAGAACCGCATGTGACATAATGACAGGGAAAAGAGGGTAAGTTGTCCGTAATAGCCGAAGTAGATGCAGATAAGAAGCATATCCTTCTAACTACCGACTGGCGCTATAAAGAGCTCTGTAAGAGCCTTCCAGGGGCTTCCTGGAGCCCTAAGGAGCAGGTTTGGAGAGCTCCACTTAGTTGGACTACTTGTCTTGCTCTACGCTCTACATTTAGAGATGGATTGACTGTTGGACCAAACTTAACTGAATGGGCTACAAACGAGTTAAACACTCGTATTAACCCATCTAACGCTTTTAGAGAGCTTGAGACAGCAGATGGGGACGAAGACCTATTCCCACATCAAAGAGCAGGTGTTCAGTTCCTTAAAACGGCTCGTAGGGCTTTATTGGCTGATGAGCCCGGATTAGGTAAAACCGCTCAAGCCATCCGTGCTCTTAAAGCTATTCAAGATTCTGGAGAAGAAGTTTTTCCAGCCCTAATTGTTTGCCCTAACACTTTAAAAAAGAACTGGGCTCGTGAGTTTTCTAGATGGTGGCCGGGTGTAAAAACTCAAGTAATCAAAGGAAGCTCTGCTCAAAGGAAAAAACAATTTGAGTCTGGTGCAGATATTTATATTATTAATTGGGAGTCTTTGCGTTCTCACTCACGTTTATCTGGGTATGGCTCAATTGCCTTAGTTCATTGCAAAGCCTGTGGAGGTCTTAATGAGGCTGTCACCGAGACTCGTTGTGAGGTGCACCCAAGAGAGTTAAATGCAATTGATTTTAAGGCTGTAGTTGCTGATGAAATCCACAGGTCTAAGGATCCTAAATCAAAACAAAGTCGTGCTTTGTGGTCTGCAACAGGAGATGCTGAGATTCGCTTTGCATTAACTGGTACACCAATTGCTAATAATGTTGTAGACCTTTGGTCTATTCTTCACTGGCTATCACCTAAAGATTGGCCATCAAAGACAAAATGGATTGACCGAATGATTGACATTATGCTCAACGCATTTGGTGGAATGATGGTTATCGGCGTTAAGCCAATGATGCAAGACGAGTTTTATAAATCTGTAAACCCTGTTATGCGTCGTATGCTTAAAAAGGTTGTGCTTCCACACTTGCCTCCAGTTATGAATGAGCGTAGAGATGTAGAAATGTCACCTAAGCAAAGAAAAGCTTACGAGCAGATGCGTGACACAATGATTGCTGAGCTTGAGTCTGGTGATGCACTAACCGCTCCAAGTATCTTGACTCAGACAACTCGTCTGCTTCAGTTTGCAAGTTCGTATGCCGATATGGTTGTTGATGAATCAAGTGGTGAGTTGAAGACGATTTTGACAGAGCCTTCCTGTAAAGTTGACTCGCTGATGGATGACATCAGTAACGGAGACTTTGGGGATGATTCAGTTGCAGTCTGTGCCGTATCTCGTCAACTTATTGAAATTTTAAGTGCTGCTATGACAAAGGCAAAAATTCCTCACGGACTTATTACTGGCTCTCAAAATGAAGATGAGCGTCAAAAGGCAGTAGATGATTTTCAAGAAGGTCGTGTTAAGTGGATTCTATTTACGGCACAGGCTGGAGGTGTTGGCATTACCTTGACTGCAGCCAGACGTTTAGTTATGCTACAACGACCTTGGTCACTAGTTGACCATAAGCAAGCGCTAGATCGTGTACATCGTATTGGAAGTGAAATTCACGACTCAATATTGATTATGGATTATGTAACAGAAGGAACAATTGAAGAAAGAGTTCTACAAGTACTAGAAACAAAATCAGACAACTTCGAACAAATCGTTCGAGACAAAGATCAACTGATGAAGTTGCTCAAGGATGACAAGGCGGGTTCACTATGAGTGGTGTTATAAGACTTTCCAACTCAGAACTTCAAACATTTAAAGATTGTAGACGCAGATGGTGGCTTACCTACTATCGCCGTCTTCAACCAAGAAATAGGGATATGACTGGAGCTTTGGCTTTTGGTAGCCGTGTTCACGCAGCACTTGACAATCACTATGCTAAAGGACTTAATCTTATTCAAGCTCACGCTGAACTAGTTGAAGTAGACCGTAAGTTACTTCTTGAAAATTTTCAAGATACTCAGCAGTTGGAACAAGAGGCAGAGATGGGTCGCATCATGCTGGAAGGTTACGAGCAATGGGTTGAAGAAGAAGGTATTGACGCAGAATTAGAAGTGATTTCCACAGAGGAAACAATTATTGCCCCTCTCTTTAACGGAGAAGTTGAATTACAGGGAAAGCTTGATATGCGTGTTCGTCGTAAGGCTGACGGAGTTCGTATGTTTCGTGACTTTAAAACCGTTGGTGGGTCGCTAAGCGATTTTGCAAATCTTGCTCCTATGAATGAGCAGGTTCTTACTTACATGCTCCTTGAATCGACAAAGAGAGATGAAGCAGAGCGTTCTGAAGGTGGCATCTTTACAATGTTAAAGAAGGTAAAGCGCACAGCAAATGCACGACCACCTTTCTATGATCAAATTGAAATCCGTCATAATGTTTTTACAATGCGTTCTTTTTGGAATCGCATCCACGGAACCATCTCCGACCTTATGAATGTTCGTAAAGCTCTTGATACAGGAGCAGAACATGCATTTGTTGCATATCCTCACCCAACTAGGGACTGTAAATGGAAATGCCAATTTTTCGCTATATGCCCAATGTTTGACGACGGAAGCGCCGTTGAACAAGCACTTAGCGATTCATATGAGGTCGCAGACCCATATGCGTACTACGAAACAACTGACAAAAAAGGAAGTGAGTGACGATGAGCGAAATTCAACGCTCTCTTACTGTAATGGTGTACGGAGAGAGCAAGGTTGGTAAATCAAGTCTTGCTGTCACTGCACCTTATCCACGGCTCATGCTTGACGTAGAAGGCGGTCACAGGTTTTTGCCTATTATCGTCAAGTACTGGGATCCACTGCGAGAGGAACCACCTATTGCAGATGGCACATGGGACACTGTTGTAGTCACAGTTCGTGATTACGATACTGTTCTAAAAACATACCAATGGCTTCAACTTGGAAAGCATCATTTCAAGAGTCTAATTATTGACTCTGTATCTGAGCTTCAAGTGAAGTGTTTGGAAAATATTGCTGGTGTCAATCAAATGACACAGCAGCAATGGGGAGAGTTGCTTCGTCATATGGGCGGTCTCTTACGAGATCTCCGTGACTTAACAATGCATCCAACAAATCCGTTAGAAGCAGTAGTCCTAACTGCAATGGCTCGTCTTGATAAGGATGGTCGTTATCGTCCATACTTACAAGGTCAGCTTGCAATTCAGGCTCCTTACTTCTACGACATTCTGGGCGCAATTACTGTTGAAGAACGGATGAACCCAGATCCAACCCAGCAGCCATACAAAGTACGTCGTATGTATGTTGAACGCACTAATCAATACGAAGCTGGCGAGCGTGTCCAAGGACGCCTTGGCAAAGTCGTAGAACAAGAAAACATGTCAATTGAAAAGATGCTAGACATTGTTTTTGGACCAAGACAAGCAGCGGCAGCTGAAACAACTACAAAGAAAGAAGGCACTCAGTGAGTTCACGCAATTGGGCAGATCTCATTAAAGACGCTGGTGATTCGGGTAATTACGAACCTCTACCAGACGGCGATTACGATCTCGTAGTCGTTGAAGCCACTGCGACAACATCGCAATCTGGCAAAACCATGTTCAAAGTAAAGGCGCAGGTTGAGGGCGGAGCCCACAATAAGCGTCTTGTATGGGACAACTTAGTTGTCTCACCAGATTCTCCAGCAGCGCTGGGAATCTTGTTTAAGAAGTTCCACGCTATGGGAATTGGTCGCGGATACTTTGACAACAACCCAACAAATGCTCAGATTGAGCAAGCAATTATGGGTCGTCGATTCCGTGCTCAGATTGGTAGCCGTCTATATAACGGAGCCAAGAAGAACGAAATTAAGAACTACTACCCAAGCGCACAGACAGTTGCTGCAATGAATGGCGAGACAGCCTCTCCAGCACCTGTTGCAGCTGCTCCAGCTCCTGCTCCAGCGCCAGCACCTGCTGCCGCTCCTGCACCTGCTGCAGCCCCAGCCTCACCGTTCTAAGCTGGTTTTGCTAGGTTGCTACCCAACAAACTGTTGGGTAGCAATTTAGTAATCCAAGATAAGGAAATTATGAAGATACTAGTTACTGGATGCACAGCATCTCAGTCGTCCCTGAACGCAATAAGTCGTTATCCGACTTTCACTGGTCTTCTTCATAATGCTTTTGTTGAGTTAGGGCATGAAGTTATTCTTACCAAGCCACACTTTACACACACAAAAGAATATTTAGATCAATACGATGCTATTTTTGTAGGGTTAGCATCTCCATCAAACATATCAGCACACTATGCTCACGGAGCTTTTGCTTTGGCAAATAAAGCGAGGGAGCTTGGGAAGCTTCGTTTAATTTTAGATATGCCAGAGCCACAAAAGATTAAAACAACTATTAGAGATTTCTATACAGGGACTGATGATTTTTATAAAAATTTCTACTCGAAAAGACTTCAATACGATACTGCAATGAAGCCAGAAAACAAAGAGCAGATTATGTCCTTTGTAGATTATTTACATAATAGCAAGTGGGACCAGACATACGTCCCTAGTATGCCTTGGTTTACTAAAAAAATAGTCACGGATAGCATCCCTAGCTTAAGTGAAGAAACCATAGTATCTCTTTGTTTTGATAGAGTTTTAATAGATGACTCTGATGACAGAGTTTCTCCTGTACATAAAACATATTGGTGTGCCGACAACCCTAAATCAGCTTGGACAAAGAAAGTATCTTCAAATTTAACTGTTCCTATCGAGTCTATTAGATACAATAATTACACCAAAAAAGATGCAGTTCAAGAGAAGATGCAAAGATCCATAGGTACTCTAATAAGTACTTACCAAGGTGGAGACCCTTGGTGGTCTGTTGCCATATCACAATCATTAATAGCAGGTGTCCCTGTCGTCACTGAATGGCGTCATACCGCCGAGCTAGGAGCAGAATGGGCGTATTTACCTTCGACAATAGAGGAAATGAGCCCAGAAGAAAGATTATTAGTGGCTCAAACACAAAAAGATTTTTACAGAGAGGCAGTGCCTTCATACACCGACTCTTTGGAAAAAACAGCGAGAGCTCTGGACAACCAGAGCCAGTTGTTGTTAGTCTAGGCAAAACTGTACGAAAGGACAGCAAAATGGCCAAAGTAGATATGCCGTGGGTCAAAGAACAGTTGACCAATAACCGTACAAAACGTGTTGTTGGGGATAATGTTATTGCCCTACTAGAAAAGTGGGAAAGTCTAAAAAACACAGACCCAGATCCACAAAAAAACGAAGCAAACCTGAGTCAAATTATTGAGTTATTCAGCAAGCTATCTTTAGGACACGCAATTCTTCCAGAAAACAAAAATGAATATTGGATCCCCGCTCAATCTGGTCAAATTGTTGTTTCTGATGAAGTAAGAGTCAAATGGAATGCATTTGATGGCGACATGGGCAAATTACATAATGGACGCCGTGGCAAAGTAGTAAGTATTCGTTACGGAGACATTATTGTAAAGACAACTGATGGAAAAGAGCCTGTACTTGAAGGTTACCATTATACTCCACAACAACTAGAAAAAAGGACTAATTAAATGAAAAATGTATTAATTCGAGTTATGGTTCATGCCACAACTTATGATGAACTTATGGACAAAGCAGAGCAGCAATTAACAGATTTTACAAACATAGATAGATCTGAATTTAATACTAAGTTCAATGCAGATTACAACATCTATCTGTCTAGCGACGATGGAATTTCATCTCCTATATACACAGCTGAAGTAATAGCAAGATTGCGAAATCATGGACAAAGTTGATCAAGAATCTGAAAAAACAACAGATAACCCTTTAAGAGTAGAAGCTCTTCGTGAAGCAGCTCGTATTATTTCTGGTGATAGAAATAAAAGTTATGGTGGACCAGAAGAAAATTTTACAAGGACTGCTCAAATTTGGTCTGTAATTTTAGGAATCCCTTTGAGCAATGAACAAGTAGCAATGATGATGGTTGGTCTTAAAATGGCAAGATTTGCTCATGGATCTGGTTTTCAGCCAGACACATGGATTGACATTGCTGGGTACGCGGGCTGTGGGTATGAAGTAGGGAAAATAAACTCAGAAAAATAACTAAGTATGGGGGGGAATGTGAAAGAAGTTAGGCCACCTTGGAAATATGAAAGTCCCCTCTGCGCTGAAATTGGCGCAGAGATTTTTTTTACAGAGGATAAAGATGAGCAAAGCGGGGCACAAAAATTTATTGTATATGACGACGCAAGGAAAATATGCTCTTCATGCAGCCACTTAACAGAGTGCGGCCAGTGGGCTATTAAAAATGAAAATTTTGGTTTTTGGGGTGGTCTAACACCTGTAG